TCTGACTGGTTACGATTAAGCGTTTTCTAGGGCAGTTACTTTTGCCTCTAGGGTTTCAATGCGATCCATTGCCTCTTGCAGTGCCTTGACTGCTTTCATGTAGAGGATGGAGTAGTTGACCTGCTTGGTGACTGTTCCCAAATCTTCTTTGGTTTCAGGATCAAGGTCTGGGCTTGTTATCACCAGACCCCCCATGCCAGCCGTCTCAACTTCTTGAGCAATAACCCCAAGCATATTAGGTGCATCAAGGTTATCCGCCTTCATGCTGTATTTTCTAACAGTTAAAGCCTTGATGTCATCCCACTGTGAGCCGCTATCAACAATGTTTTCTTTTAACTTTACATCTGAAATAGAGCCATAGCTGTTGTTTGTGTTTACGACATTACCATTTGAGTAAACTTTAAATTTTGCTGCGGTAGTATCACTGGCTTGGATAAAGTAATTTGTGGTGTTGTTTGGATTACCATCTAATTTTACAAACAAACCATAGCCGCCGCTAACAGCGGGATGTCTAAGGTGAAGAACATCTTGCGTCCCATCGCTCTGCTCAAAAGAGTGAACAGCAATTCCACCAGACTGCCACGAGGTAGTATTTGAGAAGTTGGAATACCCATTATCGTTAACCCACATCCTAGGATTACCATCCCCATCCGACAGCACGATGTTGTTGCTTAAGGTGCGGATGTCCAAGCCGCCGTAGTTGCCTGAAAAACGACCAAGAATAGTGTTTCTTTCACCAGTAGTCATGCTTTCACCTGAAGCATGACCAAGGAATGTGTTTCTTGTGCTGGTAGTGGCGTATCCAGCGCTGTCGCCCAAGTAGGTGTTGTATGAATTGGTGGTGTTAGAATACCCCGCCTGATACCCAACGGCAGTGTTGTCGATTCCGGTGGTGTTGTTGCGGAGTGCATCTTTACCTAAACCTACATTATTTGATCCTGTCGTGTTAGAGTACATTGAGTTAACACCAGTGGCAGTATTACTACCTCCTGTAGTATTGCTATATAAAGCATTTTGGCTTGTTCCAGCATTTAATTGACCTGTAGTATTACTATATAAAGCAGAAGAACCCAATGCTGTTAGGTTTGACCCAGTAGAATTACTATAACCTGCTTGATAACCTACAAAAGTATTAGGTGAACCCGTTGTACTATAATACCCTGCCTGATACCCAACCGCCGTGTTGTTGCTGGCGGTGGTGTTGGATTGTAAGGCATAATATCCAAGGGCCGTATTTGATGTACCAGAAGTGTTTTGATAAGCAGAGCCATAACCCAATGCGACATTGTTAGCAGCAGTGTTGGATTGTAAAGCATAATACCCCACGGCAGTGTTGTTGGAGGCGGTGGTGTTGGAGATGAGTGCTTGTGCGCCAAAAGCTGTGTTGTAGCTACCTGTGTTGGCAGATAAAGCCTCACGACCAGTTGCTGTATTCCAAACACCAGCGGTGTTAGCAGAAAGTGCATAAGCACCCACGGCAGTATTGTAAGACGCAGTAGTGTTGGCAGTAAGGGCGTTGGCTCCAATAGCTACGTTATCCCCGCCCGGGCTAGATGCATCCAAACTATCAAGTGCCGTGTCACCCAAAGCTACGTTGCGTGTACCAGCAGGATAATTCCCATCGAGCTTGATCGTGCCGCCATCGACTGACACGTTGCCAGCTACAGTTAGCGAAGTCAGCGTGCCAACAGATGTTACGTTTGGCTGAGCCGCTGTGGACAAAGTGCCGCCAAGGCTTGTGTTTGCAGTCAGCGTTGTAAACGTGCCAGCAGCAGGTGTTGCGCCGCCAATCACTGCGCCGTCAATTGTGCCGCCGTTAATGTCAAGTGATACAGCCGTTGTTCCATCAAGCGCGTCGTCTACTAAGTCAAAGTTAGTATTGATTTTTTCGCCCCAAGAATCCTCGGAAGCGCCGACCTCTGGTTTGGTTAAACCTAGCGTTGTGGTGGTTGTATCAGCCATGATATTCTCCTATGCGGCGTCAGCCTTATGCGGCGTTAGCCTATGCGGCGTCAGCCCATGTTTCACCTGTCGCCGGGGCTGGTGTCCATTCTGAATTGTCAGGGGAAACCGCAGACCAGCTTTCGGTTGCGTTAGATGCACCTTGCCATATTTCAGACGCAGGATCAACCTCCGTCCACACTTCAGCCGTGCCGGGCAAAGGCTCCCACTTTTCAATAGCATTGCAAGTAATACTACTGACAGCACTAATCAAAGCACCGCTAAACTGCACGCGGTTGACCGTTGCAACATTTGTAGTAACGGCAGATATAATTGAGGCAGCGCTGACAATTGTAATTGCGTTTGCGCTTGCTGACGCGCTGGACACTGTTGCCGCGCTTTGCTCACGCACTCTTTCGCAGGCCGCCGTGTTGCTCGCGGCAATGCTCGATGCTGCACTCTGCTCACGCACGCGCTCAACAGTTGTAGAGCCAGTTGCACTTGCAGATACCTCTGACGCGCTCTCACGAACGCGCTGGGCTGCGGAAGTGCTGCTCGCTGACACTGAGGCAGACGCGCTAACTTCGCGCACTCTTGTGGCGTCTGACGTGTTGCTGGAGCTGGATGCAATGATCGACCCAGAAAGCCTAACGCGAACATTTGCTGCCGCAGTAGAGGTGACGCCAATGACAATGGCTTCACCGTCTCTTAAAACACCATCAACGCCGTAAGCCCTGACACCGAATGCACCAGTGCCAAAGCCAGTCCTGTATGTGGTGTCAGCCATTGGCTTAGTCCATAGTCACGTCAAGGTCAGATGCAGGAATGCGCATCACGTCGCCCGTGTCAATTGCCTTGCTGGTTGTTAGCGCAGCATACGCAATCAAGTTGCCGCCAGATGACGCATCAAACACGCCGATGTGCGTGACCGTGCCATACGGAGCGGTCGCAGTCGGAAACTCAATCGCAGCTGAGTTTGACGCAGTGTTGCCAGACACAGTAAACGCAACAGACTGCCGAGCGTATGCGCCGCCGGATACTTCCGTGCCTGACGCATCCTCATCTGGATTGCTGGTAAACAACGCAACATACCAAGCAGTTGGCCGCGTGACTGACGTAGCCGTAAACAAATAGTTTAGTGTGTGCGTCTCGAAGGTATTGGATAAGCTCATGTTAGTACGCCCTTATTTTCATGCGGCGGCCTGATCCGCCATATTTTGCTGCATCACTTGACAAGTTTATAGCATCAATCGCACTTTGATACAAAGCCGCCCAAATTTGCAAACGCGCGTCATCCTTCAAATACGGCGCAGAATGTATCAGTGAGCCGTACAAGTATGCGTCGGGAAAATACTGCAACATCCAGTTTGACGTGTTGCTGTCAGACAGCGCCTCAATCTCAGAGTAATAATACAACTCAGCTGTGTATGTTCCATCTGGCACAGGGTAAACTTCAATCTCGCCAGCAGTCAAAGCATAGTATGCAGGCTGGCCGCTGGTGTTGAGATTGCGAAACTTGCGGTCAAGCAACTCAAACTGGCTGATCTTCTCCAACGGTCTAGTATCGCCCGAAGTGATGTAAAACCGAATATCCTCAAGAAAGTCAGCCGGGATGGCGCTATACTGCGTATCAAGCTCAGCAGTGCTGCGCTTCTCTTGACGCCAGTGACGGACTTGACGCTGCATGTCAGCTTCCGCCATCGAGATGAAAGTCGGCGCAATAGCAGCCAAGTCATCACGGTTGAGAAAATCCGTGATGGCTGATTGCAGCTCTGCGTAAGTTGTGATTGCCATTAGATTAAGCCTCAGCTATAATTCAACATCATGCTTGGGAGATGTTATCATGATTGATGTGGATTTGGCCAGAGAACTGATTGTCCTGAAGGCGAAAGACTTAGGATTGGATGAAGAGCAATTAGAAAGCCTTGATGCAGTTGTGTGCAAAATGCTTGAAATTGAAGATGCAGATCCACTCATTTTTCCATCCTAGATAAATAACTCAGAATACTTTCTAAAATTTCCGGCGTAATTTTTTGCGCGGGCATTTTTGTTTTTATAGCGTGAGTTTTGTGAGCTTCATTCAAGGGTTGACCACTTTTGGTGACTTTGCCTTCCATGGCGTCATAAACGTCTCGGAAAAGCAAGCCCTGCGGCACAGGAGGCAAGGAGCCAAGATATTCACCAGCAATTTGGGTATTATATGTTGAGTGCGGCACACTCGCTTGAGGCAAATTCCCCTTCGGAGAATTAAACATTAACGGCGACGATGTATCAACCCTCGCTGCGCCAAGGCCAAACATTCCAGCTGGCATGTCGCGTTGGGTTGGATCGGTAACGCTGTAACGCGCTTCTGCTGGGCTTGGAAAGCCTTTGGCTTGCATGGGCGCGCTATCCATCAAACGAATAAAGGATTTACGCTTTGGTGAACTTGTTGTCTCAGCCCACTCCCTAATCTTTGGAGACAAAACGCCCACAAAGTCAGGGTCAATTGATTTCATAATATCGTCAAACTCTTTGGCTGACTTTTTAGTTATCTTTGCACCCTTAACCAACTCAGCCATTGCTGCGCCAGTCATGGTAGCAAAATCGTTGGCGTCAGGGGCCATACTGCCCGTAAGGCCGAGAATGTCTGCACCTTCAAATTCTTGGGCGGCTTTGGCGGCCTCTTTATCAATGCGGGTAATAATGTTTTGATTGGATGCCCATATAGAGTTATCTGCCTGAGCCGCTGGCCCAACCATAAAATCAACCCCGCCTTCAGTATAAACGGGCTGGTCAAAATTTACGTCATTAACACCCTCAACAAGCAGCCCCCGTGATGTTCTGTCGCCGTAAAATGGAAGGACAACCTTACCTTCAGTTTCTTCCCAAGACATAGGGCGGCGAGCAAGATTTTCGCCAGTGTCCGTTGCCCTTACATCAGTGTCAGAAAGATATACATCTTTCATTCTGGTTTTCTGATAACCAAGCGGGTCAAGGTCGGATTTGTTTGCTTTGCTCGCAGGCTTCAACCGCACATTACCCAACAGCGAACCCATCGCGTTCGGATCAACCTCAACGCGCTTCGCCGTATCCAGCAAGCCACGCGCACCAGACTTAACAGCCTTCGCAGCCGCGTCACCAATGCCGGGGAATAAACCCAACACAGCCGCACCGCCAAGTGCGCCGACCATCGCCCAGTTAGGGTTCTCTGACGTGGCCTCGTCGTAAATCTCTTTGGCAGCCATCGCATCGCCAATGATCGGCGTGGCCTCAGCTATAAAGCGAGCGGCGTCCATCGGCGTGACATTCGGCACGTCAACGGCAAGCCTGCGACCCTCGTCAGCATAACCAGCGTAGGCGGCGGGAGATAGCAATCCAACCAAAACTTACTTCCCGTATTTTTTCGCGAGACAAGTTCCAGCACGCTTACACGCCGCAGGGGTGGGGCAACCTTTACATGGTTTCATGTCATCATCCTCTAACTTTTCTGCACATTAGCACATTTGTTTGCAAATGGCCATCCAAGCCGCATATCACAATTCGCCCAAGTCATCCATAATCTTTTCCATACGCGCACTCAGCTTCCAATGGCCAGCGCGCCAGCGAGCAGCAAATTGCGCTTCCTCTAAACTCAAACCCTTCCCAATGTAAGTTTTGATCCACTGGTTCATGCGGATATTTTTCATCTTTGGTGACAGCTTGTGGAACGGAACTGGCTTCATGCGATACCCTTCAAATTGCGTTTAATAGATTGCTTCCAACTTGACATCGCGCCAGATAACGCAGTCGCAGCGTCGCTGGCCATTGTCAGGCAGAGCGCATCCGCAAGGTCAGGCGACCTCAACCCGCGCTTGCGCATCTCATCTTTACTTTCAGCCTTCATTTTGCCTGACGATGTAAACGAGTAGCGTATTGCAGTTAGCTCCGCGAGAAGCTGGTCGTTGTTTGGCAGCTTGCACGACCGATCCTCAAGCCAACCCTTTGTCTTAAACCAAAGCTCGCTGCGTAGGTTCATGTGCGTCTTGCCCATAGCAGGAGCCTCGCCCACGTTAATGCCCCTGACTGGCGCGCCAAGCTCGCGCAGCCTATCAACCACACCGCCGCCAACGCCAATACTGTCAACTAGTATCTCGCTGGGCCGCATAGAAGGCGATAAGCCTTCGTATTCGGCCATAACGCGGCCGACAGTCTGCATCAAATCCAAGCCCTGCCAAGACGTAATCTCAGTCACAACATTGCCATACCGCTTGCACAACGCAGTCTTGTCCGAACCAAAGCGCGCAACGTCCAAGCCCCAAATAGGCTTAACGTCAGGCGTCACCTCAACATCACGATGTATCGCGCTCTCAACCAAGTGAAACGGAATGATCGTGTCGTCATCCGCCATAGGAAACTCGCCAAGCACACGAATGCGAAACGCATTGCTTTCCTCGCCATACCTCGCGCGCATCTCGTCAACAAACTCGTCAGACACAAGCGGGCTATCTATGCACGACCAACGCCGTGTCCACCAGCTGTCTGCCATCCGCGTCTGACTTTCGTAAAACGTGCCGGACGAGCGCGTCGGGTTGCTCAGCAAAATTGTAGTAGCCGCGTGGCCAGACATTGAACCAGCAGCAGCCTCAAACACCTTCTCAGGCACACCAGAAGCCTCGTCCACAACTAACAGCACATTCTCCGAGTGAACCCCAGCCAACGCTTCCGGCGTCTCCGCACGGCTCGTCCTAGCCGAAATGAAAGCCTCGCTCGGAGCCGCGTTCAACTCAACCCGGTCAGACTTAACCGTAAGCAAAACCTTCAACTGAGGCGGCAGCTCGTTAATCCAACGCTTTAGCTCGGCAAACAAAGCATCAAACAACTGGCCGGATGTGGGGGCTGTCACAACAACCTTATTTGGAAAACGCAGCAAAACAAACCACAGCATAATCCAACTAGCCGACGTGGACTTGCCCGTGCCGTGGCCACTGCGGATGCTAACCTTGCGCTCACCGTCTGCAACAGCCCGCAAAAACTCAGCCTGATAATCGTGCGGAGTAGCGCCCAGCACCTCCTGCACAAACAACGCAGGGTCATCGCGGTAACGCAGCACAAACTCCTCAAGCGGATTATCATTGCTCATCGGTGACATCCTCGTAATCCGCGTCAATAGCCATCGCCTCGCGCTGGCGGTCCTCAGCATCAATCTGAGCCAAGTCAGCATTAACCTTGCGCAGCGCGTCCAAGTGCATGTCGCTCACGCTAATCGTAACATTGGTCTGAGGCCGATTGCCGTAACGCTCCTGATTATACGAGCCAGCCATAAACTTGCGCCACTGCACCTTCTCACGCGTGGCAGCAATCTCCTGCGTTGAGCTGCCGCCGTCTAGCGCGTCAACCATCTCCAAGCCTTCCTCAACCAGCGCGTCAGCTGCCGTCAACTTGGCGTTATCCATCGCCGTCTTGTACTCAGGCACAGTATGCAAACTGTTGCGCAAATATTCCCGACTGCACTCAAACTCCTTGGCCATCGCCGTCAGCGTAGTGCCAGACGACAGGCGATC